ATCCTTGATCAACCAGCCTATTTCTTTGCGTTCATCAGCAATTTTACGAAATCCAGTCAGATCAAACACCCCTGTAGTTTCGTTAAGGAGCCCTTCAGGGTCGGTTGTAAGTGCCGGGCCGGTGCCGACGATCTTGGTTTTGAGAGCCGCAACTGTAATCTTTTTACTCGACCCGTTGACTGATTGGGTAGTGTCTGAAGTGTCGGTTATACCGATCAAATCATCGTCAGCAATGTCTCCAGAAAGTGCTGTCCACGAATAAATACCAGCCCCAGCCGCTCCAATACAAATCGCCGGAATCAGCACGGCAAGAATTGTTCCTAAAGATGTTTTCATATTACCCCTCTTGATAAACTTGAGTTCCATCTTCTTGCAGCCACGGATCACCTGATTCTTGGTATGCGGCAGGAGCGTTCACAACATCCTCCCACCCCGGCCACAACGGGCACTCAATCAGCAATAACCGCGTCAATACGTCCATGCCATCACCCACATCACCGGAGGTTATTGGCGAAGTTTAAAATCACTTTTGCCTTGGCGCTGTTTACCGCATTCTCACCCACAGAAACGGTGCAGCCGCCGATCACTGACGGGCGATTGGTCAAAACTTTCCGGCCTGAAGCGGTGAAAACCTCTTCAGCGACTCGTAAACCGTCAATGTCTTCAATGATTATCGTAAGCGTGTTTGATGGCGCAACATCCGCATCGAACACAACTCCGATGTCAGCCAGGAACGCCGGGTTTTGATCCAGTATTTCCCAATCCGGAACGCTCGCATCTGCTGCGTCTGCCGTGAACTCCCTAGCGACTGCGAACATGCTTTGAAAAGATCCTCCTACCGCACGCAACCCCCGCCCCTCTACTCCACCCCATGATCCTGCCATTTTTACACCTCAATCTCTGTTGTAATTTGACCGCCATGGTTCGCGGCATCATCGGTTATTATTGGCTTTTCAGCTCGGCACTCCACGCAAACGAACGACTGCACCCTGTTGTCCTGCATCACCAACATCATCCCCCCGCATTGGCACGGAATGAAATCTCCGCTCCGGTCGTTCACATTGATTGGCATCGTCCATCAACCTCTTTTTGGCGAGCCCGAGCATGGCCTCAAGCTCTTCGGTGGAAAAATAAATGCATCGCTTGGTCACATTATCCATGAGGCAATAGCGACCGTGCGGCATGGACCCGTCAACTCCTGAAAAAGATATGATTCCCGATCCTAGCCACTTCCCTCATCTGCCCCTTTTTTACCCAATACGGCTCAGGGATGGCATTCAGGCCCTGATAAGCGTAATAGTGGTCGCCGCCGAGCAGGCTGTACCCGGCAGACCGCTCCTTGATTGCCTCTTGAGCTGCCTCAAGGCAGGTTGCAAATGCTTCGTAATTTTTGATTGGTGGCCTGGCGCCGTTGTTTGCCCACGAAAATTGAAACGGGGCGAGCACGATATCCTTGATTGATTTACGTTGATTTGTGGCCCGGTTGAGGACTACATGGCAAACGGCTTTTTGCCCGTCCCATGATTCGCCTTGTGCTTCCATATAAGCGTTCACCGCGAGCCAAAAGAGTTGGCTGTCAAGCTTTGTCATTGATTTTGCTCTTTGTGTCTTTGGAGGATGTGGTTCAAGGTATCGGGTCGATATCATTTCACCCGGTCCCCCCTGACGTGGGCCTCTAGATCGTTTATCCTCTCAGACAATCGGGCATGGACGGCCTCAGAGGAGGTTTTGTCGGACCGCATCTCGGCAAGTCGGATGTCAATCGACGACATTTTTTCTACCACCTTGTCTATGCTTGACGTTGTCCGTTTGTTGGTATCGCTCAAGGCGTTGGTAATAATTGGAATACCTCCCAATATGGCGACAATCAAAATGCCAATCATCCATATCAAGAGTTTTGATTGGGTCAAAAGTCCTGAGTGCTGTCCACAAACTGGGAAATCTGTGCTTCGGCCGCCTCGCCCACTGTCGTTATCGTGTTGCATCAGTTGCCTCCTACTGGTGCGGTGAGCGGTGCGGCAGAAATATCTTTTTTTGTCGTGGCTCGGTTCGAGTATAGGTTCACGAAAAAGAGAAGTGTCCCTATTCCCTCTGCGGCCCACCTTGACCATCCTTCGGGGATAAGAAAATCGGGGAACATCGTCCGGAGAATCGTCACCACTCCAGCTATAACCGCCCCGACTATACTTACGAGTTCGGCCCGTTTTTTCCACACTGCGGGGTTCGTTAATTCGTGGCCTGGTGCCAGGGCTTTGATAAATTCAGGGGTCATTATTTATCTCCATCAAAATAGGGTTGACCACACATCCGAACTGCTACATAAACTTGCCAAGTTTCGTCCGTTCTCAGCCCGTCAAGCGAACCCATTTCAAGGATCAGGTCATCGCACTGTCGGCGAGTCCATCCCATTTTTTTTGCCTGCCGATAAGCTGTGTCATGGATCGCCCCAAGTTTGCGAGCCCGGTTGCCAAGCATGAGATAAATCACGGGGATTCGAGGGACGCTACAAAGGTCAGTTTCGTCTCCGACGTGGGCTACAACTTGGATATCTTGTTCAGAAGAATAAAACGAGAACGGCGCAAGGTGCATCCATCGGCCCTGAGAGGTGTCTTCGATCAGCCGAAGATCAAGGTTTCCGATGAATTCGCTCATTCCAACACCTCGTGGAGCAGTTCTGCAGGAGACGCCACCGAGCTCCCGAGGCACAGCGCTTCGATGGCTCCCGCGAATTCAGGGTTGCGGACGATGGCTGAAAATGGAGTGGCGCATAGTTCGAATTTAAGCGTGTCCATGTGGCCGTCTTGAGCGGTTCTTGCGCTCTCGGCTGCCGCCGCCTTGAAAGCGGTGATTGGCTGCTGGTAGGCGCACCCTGAAAGGCAGGATGATGTCAGGAATATGGCTACGGTTGTCGCAAACAGTTTTTTCATTTCGGCCCCGATTTGATGTTTGTAACTTACACGCAATTTACAGCAAAAATACAAATATTTGCACAAATTTTTACGCTTGTGGTTGATAAATTTCAGAGACGTTTTGGACGGCGAACATGTCGTTTGCTGCCAATGCCTCCGCTACCTCTATTTCCCTTGCGGCCTGCCAGGCAAAAGCGCTTGTCTCGTTGGCCGCAGCAACCGGAACAATGCTTGTCATCAACGATAAGGTCATGGTCACCCATACCCCTTCACTTGCTTTCCACTTCTGGATAGAGGCATCATGGCTTTGGCTAAAAAGGAAAACCATGGTTTTGGTGTAGGCGCTCATGGCTGATTCGTCGGTATCAAACAGAATTCCTTCGACCAAAACCCCTCCGTCTCGAACCCGAATCTTTTCTGCCTGGATAGCTGCCAGTTTTATCTCCGCCAACTGCCCAATCGTGATTTCCTCAACCTCAGGCGCAATATAAGGGACAACGGCCCCAAACTCACCGGCTAAAGCACGGGCATACAGGTCACGTCCATGCTGCTCGGAGTCTGCAGGAGTAGCGTGAAACGGGATAATACCGACTCCTTCGAAATCGACGTTCAGCTCAATACCAGTGGAGGTTGCTCTCGGGTTATATGCAGTGATTGCGATCATGATATCCTCTCAAAAAGTCCCATGGCAGAATGGGCAAGACCTACTGTAGAAATATTACACCTAGCCCTCCATGTCCCGCTCAGGGCCGTAGAAGATGCATAGATATCACCCCCGTACAGAATTGTAGCCGGGTACAGACTGCTGCCGCTAACGGTCCCCCCGGCAGAAACAGTCGCAGTGCTTTTGCAAAACATCATGCTTCGAATTTCCGTGTAGGTAATGTCGGCACCTTCTGAAATAACCAGATTGCCAGTCCCCTCGATAGACGACCCGTTTATGGTCTTCAGGGATATTTTCCTGCCAAAGGAGACGAACGCTGTTCCGTTGCAAACGACCAAGCACGACTCTCCTGGCAGGAGGTCGACACTGGCGACCCCATCAATCAACTCTGATCCGTTGGGGTTTATGGTGACAGTACCGGTACCTGAATTTTTTACCCCAAACGCAAAACCATCGCCAAGGGTTGCAGCCGCTGTCACCGTAAGGGTAAATGTCCCTGATGTACAGTTGATGACCTTGCCCCGGTCGGAGGACGCTACGGTATAGGCTCCGATTTTTACTAAACAACCGGCTCCTGCCAAACTCCCCAGGGCGGAAAGCGCATCTTTCTGCGCTCCGGTAGTACCCAGCAGTTCAGCCAAAAATTCACGTTGACTGGCTAACGCCGTTTTCACCTGCGCCTCGTCCAGGGTTGATCCTGTAATATCGGTGGCAATTGGTAACGCTGTCATTTTAGCTCCACATCAAAGTCGTATCGTCCGCGTTCCACATCAAAACCGAGTCGTCCGCGTTCCACATATAATCCCCCACACTCCCAAAACCTATTTGCACCCACGGGCCGGTGGTCATTCCTACAGCGCACACTCTTATCAATGTTGCCGATCCATATATGGCCCTTGCGGTATAGTTAGCTGTCCCGGTTTCCCCTGTTCTTGTCCATGTTATTCCGTCGGCTGATTGCTCTATTAAATAAAATTCGGCCCAGGGAGACGGTTTCCAGCTCAATAGCATTAAATCAACGTCTCCAGGCATCGACTTTCCAATCAACCCTTCGATTATTGGCCGAGTCTGATACCCTGAAAGCTGGCTGGTCTGCACGGAAGGAACCGTAATCCCATCTTCAGCGGTGTGGACGTTCGAATCTTCCGTAAACGCCTCGATGTCTACCCTGTATCCATCACGAGGTTTTAAGGCCCGAACCTTAGCATATTGACTCCAAGTATCGGCCCACCCAAAAGCGTAATGAGTTCGCTCATAATCAGATCCGGTGTAAATTTCAAATGGAATGGGGTCGTCAATGATCAGTAAATTGTCAGCAGATAAAGCCCTTGTAACCGGGACCGGTCCAAAAAGAGATCCGTCTTTTTTCCGAAGTCCGATGCAGTGTTGAAGCTCATCGTCCCATGTCAAAGGCTCAGAGGTGGTCAAGACTGTTTTAGACACCTCTGAACTGGTGGTTTTAAGATATTCCACCATTGAAGATCCTGCGTTGAACTGCATTCCCCACACATAAATACCGCTTGAGCCGTCTCCGTAATAGACCCTGAACAATGTGCTGTTTGAGATACTGATATAAAACCGTGGGTAAGCTCCTACTCCAGTACCTATACTCCCTGATATAGATACTCTCCACCAACCGTCAGGATATTCTTCGGCTGTTGTTACGTAACCAGCCGTTGATCCGTAATGTTCGAGTGAACCATCATTAAGATTTACAAGATCACCGTAGGCGAAGCTTCCATCTTTCAGGAGCATCCAAGGGAAAACAGCGCTTCTTGTTCCCTTTTTAACAAAAAAAGAAAATGTACCAACATCATTATCGTTAAGATCAAAAGCGAGGGCTACAGATACCCTGTGAGAAGAGTTGCTTGTGTCCTCCGATATAAAGTCAGCGGTAGTTTTTCCATCCGGAGCAACCGCCGCATTTGCTACCGATCCGCTACCAAATGGACGAACCCCGTTCAACGTCCACAGGGTAAAATCTTCAGAGTTAAAAAGCAGGTTTTCGGCTTGCGAAACAGCTATAGCCTCGCCAGATTGCCCCCATGCCGGCATGTCGTGTTGGATTGATATCAAGTCGCCAAGTGACGGAATAAAACCCTCCATCTCAGTTGTGAAGCTGACTATCTCGCGTCGGTACCTGTTGGTAGCTGCGGTGTAAATCCCCTCCCTGGTGGCCTGTGCTCTCTTGGTGATGAAAGATGTTTCCAGTTTGGCCGGTGTCTCTGCGGAAGAGTCTGGCAGGGTGCATCGTACCTTTCTCCGCTTCCATACCGCCTCATCATAGTACCAGGTGTCCACGGTGTCGGCGGTGTCGGTGGTGGGCATCAACAGTTGGATACCGAACGATCCGCTAACGATGTTGAGCATGGAAAAATGGCACACAGCCATAGTCTCTTGCTGGTCACGCCAGAACCGGACAATTCCTCCTTGTTCGTAGGCCTTGCACCGCCCCGCACTTACGATTTTGTTGAGCGCCTCGCGGAAACTGTAAAAAGAATCTATCCTTCCGTTGCACTCGTCACCTCTGTCCTTCCATATTCCATCAAGGTATATCAGTTGCTGAAGATCGTATTGTGTATCACTTAGGCCTATTTGCTGGCAAATATAAGCTGCGGCCCATGCTATACTCTTGGTCGGTTGCTTGGTTGCGCTCCATCCTCCATTTTCCCAAACATACAGCTTTCGAGTAATTATCCCGTTAACCTTCCGGCTGGCCTGCGAAGATAGCTGCGAGCTAGCCCGCATAATCATGGCTATCAGCGTCACGTCCCCATACTGGCGGTCGTCGTTGATGTAGGCCCGTAATCCCGCCCAATCAAGTTCATGGCCGTATCTGGTATCGGTCTGCTCCACGTTGGTGCGTTTGACCCTGCTTTGATACCGGCCTGCGGGAACTGGCACCTTCTCGCTATACCTCTGAGGAGTAGTGGTGGCGGCTGAATAGCTCACTTGCCGTCCGATAACCCAAGATCCGATAGCAACCCCGTCATCGTCAATTTCTTGATATTCCAGGTCAGCGGTGATAGTTTGGGAACTGAGCGACCCGTTATCATTGGTGTAAAAGATTCCCTTCGGAGCAAGAAGATCATACCCAAGGTACTCAGCCTGCTGACCTTCCGGTACGGAGACTGCGACGTTTGAGTAGACGTTGTATTCGAGTTTCTGCCCACTCACCTCTTCATTGGGGACGACATTTGCAGGGAACAGCGAAACGCTTCCACCAGGTGGAATTATTTCGTACTGAATTTCCTCAAAATTGCTTATAGGGGTGTCCTCTATCTTCAACACCTCAACGTCGCATTCTCCCCTGGTCGCAACGAACAATTGGTAGAGATAGATTTCGTTTCCGTGAGCCTCGCTATAAGGAGTTGCGGCGAAATCAAAAAATACCTCATGTCTCCCGAAATGTTCGGGGATAGCCTGATCGATTCGAGCGTAGTTTCCCTGAGATTCAATCGAATAAGTGGGGCTTGCGGCTGGCGTTCTAGATGAACTTACAGAGGTCGTAGCCGCTGGCATGGCTAAATTTACCAGCGCCATGCCCCCAAACATCGCCGCTCCGGTAAGAGCTGCCCCCATAAGCCCCCCAGGTGCAAAACCGAGATAACCAGCCGCCCATGGACCAGCCCAAACGGCGAACGCCATGACGGCCAAAGTGGCTAACATCTTTAATGGGTTCGACCCACCTCCTCCTCCCTGCGGGAAAGCGTTGATGTCGATGAAAACCACCACATGGTGGCTGTAAAGCAAGGTGTCCCAATCCATCCGCAACACCGCTTTACCATCAACCATAGCGAGATATGGCCGATCCCATTGCGGAGCCAAATCGTTGAGCGTCTGCCGGGAAAAGGTTTTAGTTACCCTTTTCCGGTTGATGGCGCTCTGGACGTATGAGACGGAACACTCATTCATATTTTACTCACATGCCGGAAGTATTCGCGCCGGCCGAACCCTGAAAACTGCCAGGACGCTCCTTTGGTGTAGACCACCCCTGAACCCCTAACACAATGTAGAACCCCTCCACCGTCGATATCTATCCACACCCCGTAATGCAGTGGACGGTGGACAAGAACGATGTCACCATGTTGCTGAGTTTTAACCCTTGGCCAGCTTGGAAGATCAGGATGGTTTTTCATGATCTCTACGAGCTGCGGCGTATCTTCGTAGTCAGGTATCAGCACGTTCTCAATGATTAAGCCGAAATGGACCCGCTGGATCATCGTCACGAAAGAACCGCAATAATAAGCGTCCGGACCTTGGGCGCCCTCTTCCCAGGGGATTCTTCGTTCGGTATATTGGGAAAATTCGTTCATCATTGCCCCAAGCTCACATAAACTTCAGGGTCATAAGCGGTGGTCGGAAACCGCTTATTTTGCAGATTGCGGAACCCGAGTATCGCCTTGACCCTAAACACGTCTCCGCGTACATCCATCACATCAAGGTGCATTGGCGGGTCGTTCTGCGGTCCGCTCAAATCGTTGGCAAGGTATTCACGGAAAGTTGCTTTGATGACCTTCCCCCCCAGTACGGCCTGGCGAATACTGGCATAAATCTCTCTCGATACGTTGTCTATTTCAACTTCAATGGTAGGTATTCCATCGGCGGTTAGTTCCGGCTTTTTCAGGCTTCCGGCATAGCGGCGGAAAAATACCTCTTCCCCCGGATTGAGCGGTGCGGTGTCTTCCAGGTATGCCTCCAAATCTGTGTCGTCAAAAACAACCCGGATTGGCTCGGTCAATAAGGAATACCGAAATTCCATGGTGAGGTAGATCGGCACCTTTGGCGCGGAAGCATACGCCTCTTTGATAGCCATTTTAAGGGTATCGTCAGGCATAACGGATCTCCATGGTTCCAGAGATTTGCCAGAAAATTAACCCTCCAGTCGTCGGGACTCCCTCGGTATATTCCATCTTAACCTCGACAAGGGTAAATCCTCCTTGCCCCACCGCCAGTGTCATATCAAACCAGGCGTTGCCGCCATCGGCTCCTGTGTTGCTGTAGTACCAGG